AATCACGTACTTATGGGTTACACAGTGATCAAAATAATCGTATAAGCTATGTACTAGAAGTTAAAGGTAATCCATTTCCTACAGAAACAGCAAGTAACAGTGCAGATTCTTTTTTAAACAATGGTTCTGGTAATTATTATTCTAGTATATTTCCTAGTACTGCACAAACATTTAACGAAGACGGAACAAATACTGCCGCATTTTATGTAACTAACTTTACAGGTATAGTATTTGCACAAGGTTCCTTGGACAACAGTCCTGCAGATAACACATGGTTCAATATTCAACTTGATCCTGAGAACAGTGAAGATAGTTGGACATTTGTAAACGAAACTGGTGTTATTCCGTTTACGTGGGATGGAATGTTTATGTGGGTAAGATTTTATTATGTACCAGATCCGTCAAATACAGGAACACTTGACAAAATCTTGTATAGAGCATAATATCAATATATGATAGCATTAGAATTTATTAAGTCTGTTATACCCGCTAACTGGCGTAAAACACCTAGCGGCTGGATTAGCGGTAATTGTCCTATGTGTAATAAGCGAGGACATAATCCAGACAAGCGGCGCCGTGGCGGAATTATTTTAAGCGATGATAAATTCAGCTATAATTGTTTTAACTGTGGATTTAAAACAGGGTGGACACAAGGACACAGTAGACGAATTAGTGGAAGATTACAAGAGTTACTAGAAACATTTGGGGTAGATCCTGCACAAATACAGCGAGTTAATTTTGAACTTCTTAAAGAACAAGAAGAAGCTAATATTGCACAGCAGTTTATTCAGACTGACAAACCACGTGAAGTATCTATTAATTGGAAACCGATGGCATTGCCGCCTGATGCAAAAGTATTTTACGAAGTTGATACTAACGAACTGAACAAAAAAGAAATGGATCAGTTTGTTGCTGCGGTTGAATATGTACATAAAAGAGGTGTTGACTTTTATAGTAATTGGATGTGGAGTAAGTATAAACATTTTGCTAACCGTGTAATACTTCCTTTTTATTATCAAGGACAAACTGTCGGTTATACTGCTCGTTGGATTGGCGAAACCCCAAACAAAGAAACACCTAAGTATTACTTAAAAAGTCCTAATCATTTTGTTTACAATTTAGATGCACAAAAAAATCATAAGTACACAATAGTTACCGAAGGGCAGTTTGACGCCTTACTAGTTGGAGGTGTTGCAATGCAAGGCAATACTCCTAGTATGACACAGTGTGATATAGTTGACAAATTAGGAACAGAAATTATTGTTGTGCCAGACGCAGACCGTGCCGGTATGGAATTAGTTAAAACAGCAATCAAACGAGGATGGAATGTAAGTTTTCCGCCGTGGGAAGATTGCAAAGATGCTGCTGATGCAGTACAAAAATATGGACGTTTGTTTACAGTGAGGAGTATAATTGAAAGTACAGAGAGCAACTCAACGAAGATCCAGTTACTTGCTAAATCCTATTGTAGATGATTACAATATTAGAGACGAGGATTTTTATAAAAGAGTGAAACATATAAGTGCACACACAGATTTACAAAGCGAATGGATTAAACGCTTTGCTTGGTTACCAAAGCGTAGCGATATTACTAACGAACGTATTTGGTTGACACATTACTACGAGTACGTTATAACTATGGATATGAATGGTGCAGTGCCACGCAAAAGCAAAGACTGGCGTATGATATACACATATGAAGAATACATTGCTAAAAAGTTATCAGGCGAATTAAAAAATGAGTGAAGAATATACAGAGGATTTACAAAAACTTTATATTGAGTTTTTGCTTGCGGAAAAGGACTTGTTTGTTCGCTGTAATGCTATTACAAACAGCAAATACTTTGCTCGCAAATATCAACCTGTTATGGACTTTATACAAGAGCACGTAGACGGGTACGGCGACTTGCCTACACATGAACAAATTGCTGCAAAAACAAGTATAAATTTTGACGACATTACTAACAAAGTAACAGACGATCACAAAAACTGGTTTATGGATGAATACGAAAAGTTTTGTAGACACAAAGCACTTGAAGGTGCAATCCTACAAAGTGCTGACAAACTGGAACGACATGAGTATGGTAGTGTAGAACAACTTATTAAAGACGCTGTAAGTATTGGGCTTGCTAAAGACTTTGGACTTAACTATTGGGACGATCCTGCAGGACGTATTCAAACTATTAAAGACAACAGAGGCCAAAACAGTACTGGTTGGGAAAGTCTTGACAAAGTATTGTATGGAGGATTTAATCCAGGAGAACTAAACATCTTTGCAGGTGGTTCGGGTTCGGGTAAGAGTTTGTTTATGCAGAACATGGCACTTAACTGGGCACTTGCTGGCAAGAACGTTGTTTATGTTTCTCTAGAACTATCTGAAGAACTGTGTAGTATGCGACTAGATGCTATGCTTACTAACATGAGCACACGTGACGTTATGAAGAATCCAGATGACGTTGAACTTAAAGTTAAAATGGCAAGTAAAAAAGCAGGCGTACTACAAGTTATTCAAATGAAAAACGGTGCAACAGTTAACGACATCAAAGCATATATTAAAGAATTTCAAATACAAAAGAATATTAAAGTAGACGGGTTATTTGTTGACTACTTAGACTTGATGATGCCTGTAAGTGTTAAAGTTAATCCAAGCGATCAATTTATTAAAGATAAGTTTGTATCAGAGGAGTTGCGTAACTTAGCAATCGAACTTAATACATTATTTGTTACAGCATCGCAGTTGAACCGTGGTGCTGTTGATGAAGTTGAATTTGACCATTCGCACATTGCAGGCGGCATTAGTAAAATTAATACAGCAGATAACTTGATTGGTATCTTTAGCAGCAGAGCAATGCGTGAGCGTGGCAGAGTACAAATTCAGTTTATGAAAACACGTTCGAGTAGTGGTGTTGGTACTAAACTAGACTTAGGTTATGATATGAACACACTACGTATTACCGATTTAGATGAAGATGAACAGAGCGAAGAAGGCCAAGTTGCAAGCATTTATCAAAGTTTAAAGCAAAAGTCTACAGTTGCACCTGCAGGACAAGAAGTAGCACAGCCTGCAACTACTGCAGTTAATAACTCCGACAGACTGCAAAACTTACTAAAACGAAGGGAGTAGTTGCTGAAACATCAATGCCGTTGACCTTATCTAGTCTATATATGATATTGAACAACGGGCTAGCCTTTAGGAGTCAATAAGTTTGAGCCTGTATGAGCCAAAAAAGTAAGCCTGTTATGTTGCCCGCATACCATTGATGTTATCATTCTTATTAGCAATGGGTCCTAAGTTCGTAATCAGGAAATGCAAAAGTGCCATAAGTGCTATCCATCGATGTTTCAGCAATAATATTTACCATCAACCAACTAAATAGTACTGTTATGAAGAGAAAAACTAGATCATTATTAGAAGAAATTAACGCAATGTCTCCTCGCAGAGACAAAAAGCAAATTGTCGAGTCCAACGCTGAACAAGTAATTGTTACTGCAATTAATCTAATAGAATTGATTAATGAAAGTTTTGATGTCGAAACTGCAGCAGACTTAAACAAAAGACTGATTAATAGTATTCGAACTAAAGATCCTAAAAAGTTTAAAAGAGGAATTAGTAAAGTTGAAGATCCGAGACATACTAGGAGGTAACTACAAAAGACGTCAGCGTCGTGGTAGCCGTATTAAACGAATCAGACAAGAAGAACTGCACCTAGCAGAAGGTGGAAACATCTTCGACGGTACAGTAGGCTTTGACCACGAAATGATCCCTAGTATTATGAAAGTAATCAACGGTGTATTACAAAAAGTAAATGCACAGGCAATTCCGATCGGTTCAGGCGCAACACCTACACCAGGCAAAGTAAGTGGCGACTTGGATATGATCGTTGATGTAAATCAACTACGTCAAGAATATAATATGCCAGATGCTAAAGATGGCGACATACGTAAAAAATTACGACAAACATTTGACTTAGCAGGTTTAGAAACTGCACAAAGCGGTACTAGTGTACACGTTAAAGTACCAATGGGTGACCATGCACACCAAGTTGATATTATGGTTGTACCTAACGCAGCCAATGCAGCAAAATTTCATACACACACAATTCCACAGGGTTCAAAGTGGAAAGGTGTAAACAAACAAATTGCTATGGCATATCTTGCTAAAAAACAAAACATGCTTTGGTCACCATACCAAGGATTGTTTAAACGTTTAGAGAATGGCAAAAAAGATCCAAAAGGTCTCGTTAGTGACAACATCGATCAAATAGCAAAAATACTAATAGGCCCAAATGCCTCTGGAAAAGATTTAGGCAGCGTAGAAGCTATTATAGCAGCGTTGGGTAAAGATGCAGGAGATGCAATGCTATCCGATTTGAGAAGCGATCCAAATTGGAAAGAACTTGACTAATGAGAGCACGTGAGATACTAACAGAAGCAAAGCGCAGTGTAGGACGAAATCTTCAGCATTTAGAAGATTTAGTTTTTGTTGATGGCAGCGAAGGTGCAAACGAAGCACTGGACATACTAGAACGTTTTGGTAGTGATGTAGGTGACGTTAGCATTAAGTGGGACGGAACACCTGCAGTAATTTTCGGAAGAGACGAGCAAGGTAATTTTATTTTAACTGATATTGCAGGGTTTAACAGTAAGTCGTACAATGGGCGTGTTACGTCTGCACAAGACTTGCAAAAAATGATTTTAAGCCGAGGCAAAGAAGTAGATGACAACAGGCGTGCATATGCACAGCAAATGGCAAATGTGTGGGATGCATTCGAAAGTAGTGTACCTAATAACTTTAGAGGGTTTATACACGGAGATTTGTTATATAAAGAACGTCCTCCGGTAGACGATAGCGGCCACTATATTTTTAAGCCTAATAAAGTTACATATCGTGTTCGCAAAGATAGTAATATCGGCAGTCGAATTGACAATAGCAAAGCGGGTGTGGTTATTCATACTCACACAAACTTAGACGGCTCGGTGCAGCAAGCAGATGCAAAAAGTTTGCAAGAAGGCTCATTGTTTATTATGCCTCCTGTATTAGCACAACGTCCACCTAAAATAGATACTAGCGGTATTAATCAAATACGTAATGTAGTAAGTAAAAATGCTAGTGCCATTGATGCATTATTACGTCCACAAGCTGGACTAAGTGATATTAAAAATATTATCTATACCTACGTAAATCAAATGAGTCGTGCTGGACGTTGGGACGATCTTCCAACTGGGTTTGAAGAATGGCTAAAGAACAGCAAAGTAAGTGCTAATAAGCAAGCAAAAATACTTGCTATGCCAGAAAGCAAGCATTTTCCCTTGCTGTTTGATCTAGTATTAAAAATACAAGCAATAAAAAACAATGTTATTAAACAATTAGATGATGCTGAAATGGACGTTGAGGCAAGCATCGACGGAGACCGTGGTGGCGAAGGATATGTTGCTGCCCGTGATAAAGTTAAATTAGTGCCAAGGCATAAGTTTAGAATCGGGTAAATACTAGTATGGAACAAAAGTATACAGCATTGCAATACGCACAAATGTCAGGAGGGCACACTATAGAACCGAGTGCTCCTGAAAGTTTTGGTTTTATTAAAGATTTAAATGAAAGTAGATTGTATCGAACTAAGCAACAACTACAAGGCACTGATGTACGTGATTTGCTAGACTTTGCTTTTATTAATATGCTAACATTGCATGTTCTTTATAATAATTATGAAACTGCAGCAATTGCACAAGATTATGCAAGAAGAACTTTGCAAGCTGGCGGCGGACAATTTAGAACATATAAACAAAGCGGTACAGATTTATATCAAGCATTACATGCTATAAGTTCTGGAAAGTACAGAGCATCTGATAATGCTGCAATACAAGCAGGTAAAGTAAAAATTCCTGATTTTAAAATTAAAAATTACTTAACACAAATTGCGCAAGGTCGTAAACAATTTGGACATCAGGCTTTCTTTATGCAACTAGAAAGATCACTTGATATACAAAACACCGGGTTAAGAAGTTTAAGACGATTAGCAGCAGACTGGTCAAATATTGATTCAGTTCAGCGCAGTTTGGTCTCTACTAGAATTTTACAATACTACAGAACAAACGCAATTAAAAGCGAACTATATGCACCGTTCAAATCTTGGTCTAAAAAAGCAGGACTACAACTACGTAATGTCAGAAATGCAGAACGTGGATCTAGAGTAGGTACACTAGCTAAACGAGCAGCATTAGGCACTGCTTCATTTGCTGGAGGTTTTGCAGCAGGAAGAGCGTTTGGTAGAAGTTTAGTTTAATAAGGTGATATTTGACCCAATTATATACAGTTTATACGCTTGTTGATATTACAGATACAAATGTTACAAAATCAAATACAGTCAATGTATACAAATATAATCAAAAGCAAAATTTAAATACACTGATACAAATAATCGGGTTAAGAAGTCAACCGTTAAATTACAGTGTAACAACATTGCCGGCACAAGATATAGTTAATTATAGCTTTGGAAAATCGTTTTCAGGAC